TGCTGGATGGTTCGATTAAGCGGCTGATGGTCTTTATGCCGCCGAGACATTTCAAAAGCGAGACCATTTCAAGGCTGTTTAGCGCCTATTATCTTCTGCGCTATCCGTATCGTTGGGTGGGCTTGACTTCCTACGGAGCCGACCTCGCCTATTCGCTCAGTCGCAATGCGCGCACCAACTTCGCGGCGGGCGGCGGCGAATTACGTCAGGCGAAAGCGATGCGCCAATGGGAGACTTATGGCGGCGGCGGGCTGTGGGCTGCTGGCGTTGGTGGCGCGGCGACTGGTAAAGGTTTTAATTTGGGTATTATCGATGACCCGCTCAAAAACGCTGAGGAAGCAAGCTCTGAAACTATCCGCGCCAAGCAAAAGGATTGGTATCGCAGCGTCTTTACCACACGCCAAGCGCCCGACGCGGCGATCATCATCATCCAAACTCGTTGGCATGAGGATGATCTGTCTGGATGGCTATTGGCGCAGGAGCATGATGAGCCGGAGGGCTGGCATATCGTCTGCATGGAAGCGTTAAAGCCCGACGAACCCCAACCGTTTCCGCCCACCTGCACCGTGGAGATTGATCCGCGTGAAGCGGGCGCGGCGCTTTGCCCCGAACGCTATCCTGTGCAGCGTCTAGAGCAATTACGCGGGCAGTTGGGCAGCTACTTCTTTGCCAGCATGTATCAGCAAAAGCCTGTGCCGCCCGGCGGCGGTATGTTCCAGCGCGATTGGTTCAGCATCGTGGGCGCAGCGCCGCAAGACAGAGCCCGCTGTCGCTATTGGGACAAAGCGGGGACGGAGGGCGGCGGCGACTGGTCATGTGGCGTCAAGATCGCCCGCGACAACGACGGCGCGTTCTACGTGGAAGATGTCGTGCGCGGCCAATGGTCGGCCCTGCAACGCGAGCGCATCATGCGCCAAACGGCGGAGATGGACGGCGGCAACGTCAGCGTAGGTATTGAGCAGGAGCCGGGCAGCGGCGGCCTGGAATCGGCGCAGAGCAGCATCCGCAATCTGGCCGGCTTTCCCGTTTACGCCGAAAAGGTAACGGGCGAGAAGCAGGTGCGGGCGATGCCATTTGCGGCTCAGTGTGAGGCGCGCAACGTCAAGTTGGTGCGCGGCCAATGGAACGGGGCTTATTTGGACGAGCTATGTTCGTTTCCGTATGGGGCGCACGATGATCAGGTAGACGCCTCAAGCGGCGCATTTGCCAAGCTCGCCACCAGCGGCAGCCTGTTATTGTTTGGGGGCGGCGAGTGAAGAAACCGCCGCCGGAGCCGTCCCAGAGCGACCCGAATTGGCGCAATTTGCGTGACGCCAAAGGGCGGCTGTATGGACGCATTGACCGCGTACGGCTGCTGCTGGAATTGCGATCCCATAATGGCGCGCATGAAACGGTTGTTTTCGAGTTAAAGCAGTTTATCGACATTAGCGAATCTGAGACCAATAAGGCAAAATAATTCGCAACCAAATAACCGCAGAGCGCACGACGCCCACGAGCCAGCAATGGCCGGTGGGCGTTTTTTCGTTTCCGGCGACCGCACATGAACCGTTTTACGCTCTTCGACGGCCAATCCATCAAATCCAAAGACCTTTCCGCCTGGACACCCGACGAGTGGTTTACCGTCTTTGGCAGCTATTTCGGCAGCGATGAGGAGTCGCCGCGCAGCCTCTACAGCCTGGTCGGTTGGCTGTATGCCTGCGTCAACCTCAGAGCTGACCGCGTTAGCTCTATGCCGTGGGCCATCTTCCGCGGCAACGACAAAATCCTCAGCGACAACGACGACCTGACCGCCTATCCCTTTCTCGACAACTTCACTGACTTGCTGGAACTGACCGAGGGCGCGCTGTGCCTGTGCGGGTACGCTTATTGGTTTAAGCAGCGCAACCTGCGTAATCAGCCGTTGGGCCTGCGCTGGTTTGCGCCCGACACGATCCAAGTATTGTACGACCGCACGCAGGGCATCGCCGGCTTTCGGCGGATGCTCGACCCGACGCGCAGCATTGCCGTCGGCGTGGACTTTGTGCCGGACGATATTGTTTACTTTCGCCTGCCCAACGCCTTTAGCGAGCTGGAGCCTGGCACGCCACCGGCCCAGGCGGCGATGGCCGATTCCGCCGTGCTGCACCGTATGAACGACTTTAAGAGCGCCTTTTTTGCCCGCGGGGCGATCAAGGCCACGGTGCTAACGATTGACGGCAATCCGGTAGACGCCGAGGTGAAGAAGCTGGAAGCATGGTGGAAACGCTTCTTCAGCGGCGTGCGCGGCGCCTGGCAGACGGCGGCGGTACGCGCCGGCGTCACGCCGGTCATCGTCGGCGAGGGCTTGGAATCGCTATCCAACAGCGAACTGACGACCGAGAGCCGCCAGTCGATTGCGACGGCGCTGGGCGTGCCACACAGCATCCTGGCCGCCGACGCCGCCAACTTTGCCACGGCGCAGCAGGACGAGATCAACTTCCTGATGAACGCCATCATCCCGGAAGCGCGCCTGATCGAGCGCAACCTCAACCGCCAACTCTTCCAGCCGGCGGGCTTGCGCTTTCACTTTGAGCCGGAACGCCTTAGCGCCATGCAAGAGGATGAAGAGGAGCGGGCGCGCTCTTATGCCTTCTATGTCGGCACCAGCATGAAACCTAGCATCGCCGCCCAACTGGTCGGGCTTGACCTGCCCGACGGCGTGACCTACGAGATGTTGGACGCCGATTTGCTGGCGCAACAGCGGATGTTGCAGGCGCAAGCCGACGCCCAGATGACGCACATCCCCAAGCTGGAGCATTCGCCGGCGACGCTGGCTGAGCAATCATCCGTCGATGCCGCTAACCAGCAAAAGCACTTCAATGAGGAAAAACGGCTGCGGCGATGGGCGAAGGGCAAGAGAAGCCCGGATGTCGATTTGTTTGATAGCGCCATCCTCAGCCGCGCAGAAAAACTCGCTGTCTTACAGGGGGACGCAGGCGCGGCAGATGCGTTTTTTCGATGCCAGCCTCGCGGGGACAAGGAGCCTGGCATCGAAACCTTTCCCTATCCCTGATTCGATTACGCCAACGTGGTTTAAGGCGATGGTGCTGCAATTGCAACCCGATGAGGGTGATGACAGCGACGCCGAGCAGCAGATCCGCATGGAACTTGAACGGCAATTTGCTGAGGAGCTGACGACGAGCTTACGCGACCAGATGAATGACCTGATACCACCGACGGCCAGCGACCAAGCGGTACGCGCCGCGCCGGGGCAAGTGGCAGCCACCAGCGAGCAAGTACGCACGGTCTTGCGCCGTCATTTGCAGCAGGGGGCGGAGCTGGGCGTATCGGTGGCCTTTGACCAGATGAACACGATTGGCATGGCCTTTGATTGGACGCTGAGCCATACACGGGCGGCACAGTGGGCCAGCCAGTACAGTTACCAGTTGATCCAGGGCATGAACGCCACGACGCAGGCGCAGATGCAGATAGCGGTTGACGAGTGGTTCAAGGATGCGACCAGCTTGGGCGCATTGCGCCAGCAGCTTTCACCGACCTTTGGCCCCAAACGAGCGCAGTTGATCGCCCAAACCGAAACGACGCGGGCGGCCTACGAGGGGTCTACCGAGGGCTATAGGCAAAGCAGCGTTGTGAACGAAGTCGAATGGGTGACGGTGAATGACGAAAAAGTGTGTTCCATTTGTGGTGAAGAGCCGGATGGTTTGAGCGGCAAACGCGCCGCGCTGGGAGGTAGCTTCCCTGGTGGCTATGATGGCCCGCCCGCGCATCCCGGCTGTAGATGCTTTGTGCGGCCTGTGGTGGAGTAAATATGCCTATCACCATCACCGGCTTAGAGCAGCTCTACAAGAAACTCGACAACGCCGCAGCCACGGCCACGCTTGACCCGCCCATGCAGCGCAGCACGTTGCGCTTACAAGCCTATATGCAAGTGTACCCGCCGGCGCCGGCGCATAGCCGCTACATTCGCGGCTACGGCTTTCCGGGCCGGCCCACGTCGGAGAAGTACGGGCAACGCTGGACGACTAAAGTCAACCGTTCGGGCAATGGGCTGGTGGGCCGCGTGGGCAATAACGCCAGCTATGGGCCGTGGGTAGGATCGGCGATGTTCCAGACGCGCTACCATGCGGCGATCGGCTGGCATACCGATGAAGGCGCGGTCAAGGCCAATCAGGACGTAATTTTGGCTGACTTTCAGGCGGCGGTTGATCG